CGCTCTTCAGCTGTAATATCCGAAGCGTTGACTTGAAAAAGAACTCTAGCGGCTGGTACCAAATCATTAAACCCCGATATGCCCTGAAGCAAATCCACTACCGACATAATGGATGAAAGTTTTTTCCTTTCGTCTTTTTGGTATGTAACAGTACCTAATAACGAGTTCAGAGTTTTTTCCAAGTTTGGCACAAAATACATGTAACGTCCCCTCATCACAATTTTCCGAGAACAGAACTCTGGTTGCTGATGATCAAAGTTAAATTCCGATTTCATGGTCATAATTTGATTGCCTTCTTGTGTTATAATTTGTTGCTCGTGTGAAAAATGGGTTTGTTTAGCTATTGTCATATCGTCACCCAAAATGATAGCATAATAAAGCTGCTTCAACGTTTCCATATTTTTAAAAAGCTTAGCATGAACACACAAATTATTGATTAAGTTACCGAACCCGGTATCCGGACCACCCGTTGGTTTGAAGATGCCATTAGTAACTTTTGGACCGCCACGCTGCTTAGCCGTTTTGTAATAGGTGGATGCTAACAAATAAGCTGCATTTTCCTGCAAGCCTAAAGTTTTATAAACATTAAAAATATTTGCTACGGCTGTAAAGTTTTGACGAGCATCTTGACCGGAAAAATCATTTACGTACCACTTCGGGCAATCGAAAGATAATTTAGGATTGAACAAATGCATATTTTCACCATCGGTATAGTGAATATTGTGCTCACGTAAGAGAGGCATAATACGTTTTTTCATAATTTCTACCAGTATTACCAACATAGCGTTGAATAATGGTGTTGATGATATGATGGTATGACCTTTAGCCATGTCCCATGAGTTTTTGTCTTTGTACAAGTTTTCGAGTTTTTCGAACATATCGTTCATCTCATAGTCCGAAGCTTGGTCTTTTTCGTATATTTCGTTCAACAAACGAATTTTTTGCTGATGTGACAATTTAGTATTCCAATACGTGCGAAATGTATTAGCGGTAATATATAAGGGTTTTAACTCGGTAAGACCCAAAAATTCAATCAAAGTTTTCGACGGAGTTAAATTAATATACGATCGGTTAGGATAATAAGATCCATCACTAGAGTCCACGATGCCATTAGCATAAATGGTGTCGATGATAAAACTAATGGGATCACGTTGAGCCAAAGGATGGTCAATAGACTCATTTTTGACCAACATGTTTCTTTTTGCAATAGCCCTAAGCATCTGTTGATCATTGTGCTGATAAATTTTTTGATAGCCCAAGCTAGACAGCGTCTGAACAGGAACGGGTGATTCAAGTAGGCTTCCCAAGTTAAATTGAAGTTTTCCGTGGCCTCCGATAGGTATAACTCTGTTCTCAACT